GGGCGGGTGATGCCGACTGTGACGCCTGGGTAGCATTGGGGAAAGTTGTCGCCGGGTGGCGTAAACTCAGTGTTGTCCTTGTGAGGATACCACTTCATGTTAGGATAGATAGCGCGAATCAAAGTGATCTCGTGGTCAATCCACTCACGGTAGAGCGGGGCAGCCCCACCGGTGGTCTTGTTACCACATTTGTGGAGGCCAACCAAGGCAGTGCCTTCCGAACAGGAGTCCGAAAAGACAGGAATGCCGCAGTGGCCACGCATGGTCTTGAAGTGGTAAGTGATGTTGTAGGCGTTGGTGTAGACATCGCCTGTGCGATCGACGGTGTAGCCGCCAGTGTCGTCGTTTATTTTGGCATGAGAGTCAAACATGAAACGAGGAGCGACACCATTGGGGACTAAGTCGGGAACACAGACGTTGAGTTGGGAACGACATTCAAAGTCAGAGAGCGGGGGGACGTTGTCACGAAAATCGCAGGCCTGGGGAAGGCCGCAATCTTCAAAATGAATCATGACGACGTCTAGGGCTGGTGTAAGTTCATCGCGGTGAACCTTGCGGAAGGCTTCGATAGAAACCTGTTGGCGATTTGAAAGCGTACCAAACGTCTGGAGCCAGACGTGGGTAAGGCCCTCAGAGGCGGCTTTAGCAAGGATGACATCGCATGTATGAGCATTCGTGAGTCCGATACGGAGTACAAGCATGGTAACCTGTCCGACCGATTCAAGCGACTGCTCAGACCAAAAGATATGGTAGGTATGGCGGAGCACCTTGGAGGCCATTCGCTGAAGAGTGTCGGAACTTTGAGGTACGTTTCCTCCTTTAGGAACGGCAGCACGAGCGGCCACGGCCTGACGGGCTCGAGCGAAGCTACGATGGGCTCCCACTCGGGTATGAACACGAGGAGGGGCTGATTGAGGGGCATTATCGAGGCGAGACCAGAATGAAAAGGCCTTATAGCAGGCAAAGGCGACTCCCAGAGCGAGTGAAATGCCGAGGAAGTATTGCCAGTATTCCACGAGGAAATCCCATAGCTTGCCAACGTGGAGTTTGACGTTGTCCACGATGCGGGAGAAGAGCTTAGAGAACCACTCCCGCTGGGTAAGAAATATCCCGTTGCCGACAACTGCACTCACGACCTCAGGGGGACGGTCGGCGACGAGTGAGTCGGACTTGGAACGGGCAATGAGCAGGGGTGTGTAATAGAGAACTTCCACATCCTCCCACGCGATCTTAGAGATCTCGCAGAGGTGTTTACAAGCGTCGAGATGGATCTGAACATCCGCATGGTTCTGAGGGTGGAGCTTAAGAGCATCGAGGTAATCCATAAAATTAGCGTGGAAAATCTCGTGGGCTTCAGGAGAAACAAAATCAGCAGCGCGAAGACCGTCACGAACTTGGGGAGCATTAAAATCAATGGGCTCGACAATCGGAGGCGGAGGTTTGAGATCATGGGACGGCGGATCAACGAAAGCAGGTCGACCGCCGAGATCATCCACGGTACGAAACGCGGGAGGGACCTCGCGGTTGTTGAACGGGGACGGAGTGGGAGAGGGCTTCTTTCCAATGTTCTCATTGCGAGTACGGAACTTAGCAAGGAGATCATCGGACTTGGCAGTCTCAATAGGGGTGAGAACAGGAGGCTGACGATTGAAGACTAGGCGATTGAGCTCTTCTTTCTTGATAATGAGACCAAGAAGTTGGGTAGGGCTAAGAAACTCGCCTTTGTCAATGCCTCGACCTTTCGTCGGATCTTTCATACGATAACGCTGTAACACGTAAACACTAGAACGATCTTCGAAGGAAGTCTTGGCATTAATGGCAGCGAGCATAGCCTCATCGAGGCGGTCGCTACCGAGATGATCGCCAGGAAGGCAAAGCTCAGGTTGAAAAGTGAGCTCAATGTAGAAGTCTGGGCGACGGCGAACGGCATCAATGCAAGTAACGGCTTCGGAAATAGGATCAGGTTGGTTGGAACTGAGAATGACGAGCTTACTGCCAAAGTAAGTGGTGCCTTTGTCATTGATGTTAGCCATGTGGAGGAGCGCAGGATCACCATTAAGGCAACGGACGATGTCGAGAGCGGCGGAATCACCGCCCGCAACCTCCTTCTTCTGGAGAAAGTCGTCAAAGATAGTGACGCATTGGTTGGCAAAGCCATCCCAATACTCAGTCTCGGGCGTACGATGGTAAATATAGCCGGACATGTTGCGAAGGATGACCTGATACTCCTCTTTACTGTGAGTAAGAGAGAGGTAGGCCATGGCAAGCATCTTGGCGAAGTAGGTCTTCCCAGAGTTGGGGAGGCCATAGAGGAAAACAGCAACAGGCTTAGCGCGGGCAGAGACAATGTTGGGATTGAGAGCTATGCATTCATCACGGCGCTTAGCAAGCGCAGTAAGAACGACGCCAATGCGATCGCGGGCGACGCGGTCGTCGGAGATAGCACGAAGGAAATGAGTGTGCTCCCGGCCTTGAGAGATGAAGGTGTTGAGGATACCAAGATTGGTAATAGAAGGGCGAACGTTACATTTGCCCCACTCGTCGAGATAGG